GTGCATGGGTGCATTGACAGGATGCTTTGGAATTTGGATGGGCAAAGAATCAACAGGAGGAAGTAGAAATGTTACAAGCACTGATCGGACCGATTACTGAACTAGCAGGAGGTTGGCTCAAAGGTAAGGCTGCTTCTCAAGCTGCTTCTGCTAATCTAAAACTTGTAGAGGCTGAAGCCAAAGCAACCATCATGAAGTCTGCTGCTACGAGCGAGGCTGAGTGGGAGAAGCTTATGGCTCAAGGAACTATGAACTCGTGGAAAGACGAGTATCTCGTTATACTTTTCTCTATCCCACTTATTTTAGTGTTCACTGGTGAATGGGGACGTACAGTCGTTGGAGAGGGGTTTGTAGCACTCGAACAGATGCCAGAGTGGTATCAGTATACATTAGGTGTTATAGTAGCTAGTAGCTTTGCTGTGCGCTCTGCCACAAAGTTCTTTAAAAGGAAATAAAATGGGTTTTGAATTATCAAAGAGAAGTAATAATAGGCTAAACACTGTTGATCCTCGTATGCAGTATGTTGTGAGGGAAGCAATCAAGGTAACTAAGATTGACTTCGGAGTGATTTGCGGCAAGCGAACTGAAGGAGAGCAACGTAAGTTAGTCGAGTCTGGTGCAAGCCAAACCATGAAAAGCAAACACCTTGATGGAATAGCTGTTGATCTCATGGCTTACGTAGGGTCAAGAGCCAGTTGGGAACTTAATCTGTATGATGATATAGCTGACGCAATGGCAGAGGCTGCTCGTAAGTTTGACATTGGTGTATGTTGGGGGGCTGCTTGGGCAACACCATCTGATCCATACCCAATGGACATATCCAAATGGGATGGGTCAATGGAAGATGCAATGAACGCATACGTTGACTTGAGAAGATCGCAAGGACGCAGACCATTCATTGATGGACCTCACTTCGAACTAATTATCTAAGTATTATTTGGATCTGTACTCATTGAGTCTGTGCCACGTTGGATAATATCCATATTCATTTTATTGCATATGTCTAGTAGATCCATGTAAGCTTTTAGAAAGTGTTCCATTTCTTTGTTGCCAATCATCCATCTATCGTGTGGCAATCCTCTGTGTGCTCTTTCTATAATTTTATTTGCAGTATCAAAGTACTCAGGTAGTTCCATTTCTTTCTTCCCAGTGTAAGATTCTATGACAGTTTGGACAGAGTGGAATACATTTTGCTGCTTCCTTGTAAGCTCTTGAATACTGTCCTTGATTTACAAATGTACTCACTTCACTTTCTTTTGTCGAGCCATCTCTGTGATGAAAGTCAATTAAAGCAGGATGCTGTATCCCACAGGTATTGCAACTAAGAGATGCTTTGAAAGATAACCAAGCATTGTGTCTCTTTCTTTTATTTTTTTTGTTCTATGCAATAACTTTTTCTCTGTTGCGTCTGTACCATTTGCGTCCGTACTCTCGCTGATACTCTCTTCTTTTTATTGGATCTTTAATCGGCATCTGCTGGCTTTGGCATTGGCTTAATTAGTCGCTTCGAGATAACTGGCGTTGGCTTGCAAGTCATCATTATATTTTTACTATATGTATTTAGTAACTCGAAATATAATCCATCTAATAGTTCTCTGTTCATAACAGAGTAACACTGTTGTTCGCTTGGGAAGAGAACGCTTGTTGACAATCTCTCCCCTTCTACTGAGTAACTAATAACAAGGAACGTCCAGAATAAGTTTATCATTGCATTTCCCAAGGTGCTGCTGAAAGTGTAACTGTTTTCTTTCTATATACTGTATCACACTTTGTTATATCATCCCCATACTTTTTCTTGAATGATACTCCGTGATAATGTGCAAAGCGTCTAAGCTTATCTTTATCCATACCAATTCTTTTTGCTGCTTGAGTTATTGTATGATCTTTACTAAACTTTAGTATGAGTTCTTTTACCTCTCGCTCATGGCGTACTTTCATTTGTGCATATGTTTCCATACCTTACTCCTTTTGTTTTTCTAATCCTCTGAGCAGCATTGCTTCTGCTTCTTTTTTATCACCACGTTTTAATGTTTCGTATGCCCATCGAACCCAAGAGTATGCTTCTGGATCTATTTGTTCTGGGTTTATTTGTTGAACAGGTTTTTCTGTTTTTTCAAGATGATCAACTTCAAAGTGATTTAAGAATTTTAATAATCCTTCTTTGTGAACAGGCACATACATTTCTTCCCAATCTCTTGGAAAGTTTTTTTGAGCATCCCTTTGTGTTCCTACCCATTGGCCTTTGTTTTTTGATTTATATAGTTTCATCATGCACCTCCTTGTAGTCGATGCGTAGATTGACGCCCAAGTTGTAGATACATTCATCTTTAAATTTACCTAAACTTTTGTGAACTCTTGCAAGACCTGCTGCAGTTCCTTCATCTGGATTGCAGTCATTAATTAGATCTTCTAGCCGATCTAAGACGTAGTGCATACATACTCTGTTATCCATTTTAAATACCTTTCTTTTTACATTGAGGGGCCAATTGGGGGGCCACCAAATTAAAATAATATAACGTATTGTTTTTATTACATTAAGTAACCTTTTGTGGCGGACGATCTATCATCCACCCTAACGTCTATTAATATTTAAAAAGACCTCCCCGATTAAAGGGAGGCCAGTTGTGTCAACTAGTAGGGAACGGAGAAGAAAACCTACTAAGCGTGACCGCTATTAGAATGGGATCTTATCTTCACCAATTGAAGACTTACCTTCTGTGTACTGCCCCTTGTCCAGTTTATCTGAGACAGAGAAAGACATGTAAGGTTTTTCATCTTTCATTTTCTTCCAAGCTGCAAGTCTTTTATCATCAAAGAGTGGACCAGTATAATCTGGAGCTCCTTCTTTCATACCTTCATTCTGAAATAATACACCGACCTTCTGGTATATTTCAATGATTTGCTTGCCGTCTTTTGTCTCATCCATAACACAGGTAACTTTCATGTCAGTGCCTCCACTATTAATCTTACCTTGCAAGATAAGTCTTTGTGTCGTGAATGGTGTGAAGGCTGCGCCTGTATCTGTGTTGTCGTATTCTGTCATGCTTCTGACTCCTTTGTTAAGTTAAGTGGGTGGTTCTTGAGGAACCTGCCACCCATCAGGTGAGATTAAGGAGGGAAAGAGTGTCGTATACTACCCCATGTGTGTAGCAATCTACTTCTTCGGGTTAGGAAGAAGCCCCTCCCAGTCCTCAAGAATTAGAAATCTATGTGCTTTATATTCCCAACGGTTTGCGGCTTACTTGGGGAGCCGCTCACCTTTCGGGAAGCATCATTACCATCATCATCTTCAGTAGGAAGATTGAGAATGGATAGTATTCCGTAGCGTCTAGCGTATGTGATTGCACTACCCAAACCTTGCATGTCCTGTTTGCTCAAGACCACCGGAACTTTGGTTTGCAAAGTAAAGCCACTCTCATGGAATAGTTCAGTAGATACATACGCACCGAACTCATCCTTGCCGCAGATGTGACTGAGGAAGAACCCATTGTCCTGCAATGGTGGTGTTACTGCTTCGATAACATCCTCAAGCGTAGCGTAATGACTTTTGAAGTGAGGATTGCTGCCTTTCTTTTTGATAGGCTGTATTTCATTGCGTACTTTGATTAGTAATTTGACGTGATCTTTCATTGATTTCTCCTTGTTATCCTAAGTGATCCACGTTTGTCTCGTTTCACCGAGATCTGGTCGTTGTATACTTCTCGTTCGTTATCACCGACCATTTGCTTAAGGTCTTTCTTTGCGTTGTCAAAGACCCTATTCTTTTCGTAGTAGTTGACGTATGTAACTGCGGCATAGCAGAACTGGTTGTCCCTGCTTGCATCTCGTATGACCATATCATCAATCGGGATGTGGTTCGTTGAGAGTGTCGGTGTGTCAATACCAACTGGCTCTTCATTGCGTAACACATAACCCCAGAAGTCTGACACCACTGCCCACATTGAATTGAAATACTCTTCATCATATGAGACAAATGCTGACTCCCATTTATTATTCCCAAAAATTATTGATACCCAGATGCCATCCGACTGAGACAAGTGAGAATACATTTGTAGCTGTGGCATGTAATATTTAATTGCATCGTCCATGTTGTTGTATGGATTAGTGTGCTTTGCTTCTACTGGATTGCTTCCATTCATTGCATCGACTGTACCCTTGACAGGGACATCACCGATTTGTTTTTTGTAAGAAGATTGAAAGCCACCAAGAACACAATCATGCTGCCTTGCAAACCAATCCAAGTTGAACTGCTCAGTATGCACACCAAGCTGCACCGCAATATTGTCAGACAAATCGTCAGGCTCGACACGACCTGTCTTGACTTGCCATAGCTCCAACCAGTTGCCCTGCATTATTTTTACACAGTCAGAGCCACCTATAAAACCCTTACGCTCCATTAATTTTCTCCATCATTGTAAGGTCTTGTGTACTGCGTTTGTGCAGTAGGGTCAAGGTATTTCTTGAAGTCATCTTCAGTTATTGTTGTCATCTCAAGCAACTCTTTCTTGAGTTTACCTTCGAGCCAGTAGTGTCCCACTCCCTCCCCATTTTTAATTCTGTTAGCCATAATTCTGTGTGTGTCTATTCTCCAAGAGGACTTGCGATATTCGGCAGCAAGACTTGGCGAGGTACTTGCTCGTTTAACATGTGCATCCCAAGATGATGCGTTACCTGATAATCTTTTGAACTGAGCCATTATAAACCCTCAAAATAAATAGCAATTCTTTTGCCTTCTGTAGTTTTCATCATAATTTTTTGGATGTTCATTCCGTTATCTTTAAGATCTTTAATACGTGCTGATAATCTAAAGCATCCGAAATCTTTAAGTGCTTGTATTGCGTTGATGCTGTTACCTTTTTTAAGGTGAGTTCTGATCTGTTTGTTCTGTGATTCCATCTTGATTCTCCATTAATTGTTCAAACATTTCACCAGACATAATGACTAAAGTTTGCGGAGTTCCTCTCCGTCTTTTATAGAAGGCTATGTCTCGACCTTCTAATACTTTGAATGGGCTTGGGAAGTTTGATACATCCCTATACTTTACTTCTCCCACCAATTCTTTTCCTTTGAGTTCGAGCTTGATGTCTCCCGAATACTCTCCTCCCAAGCTGCCTGAGAGTGGTTGCCTTTTCGCTTTGATGCCGATCTCTGTAAGCCACTTGACGAACCACTTTTCATGGTAAGTTCCTTTATTTTTGTTTCTATTGACCACGGCTCTTCCTCATAGCAGTGCAAACAAATGAACCAACACTTTTGCATTGATGATTCATGATTGCCTTTTAGTATTGCAACATACCAATATGTCTTGTCTCCACATAGTTTGCATACCGCAGCCTTACCTCTTAATTGCTTCGATGTCATATTCTAATGCCTCTAACCAACACATTAACATAAACCCAGAAGGCATTCGCTTGAACTGCTCCCACTTGTGAACCAAAGATTCAGTGCAACCAATCTTACGCGCTAAGCTTTCTTGGCTTAATGCCCTTTCGTGCCGAGCGTCTATTAACAACTTGACCAGAATCTCGTAGTTGTTTGGTACGCTTGGCGGCTTCGTCTTTTCTGTGTTGCTCATCTATCGCATCTAAAACAGAACACGCGGTACTAAACCGCATTTCAGTTTGCCCATTGATCGTTCGGTAGTATGTAGATGTCGGAAGCCCTGCGTACTTGAAGGCGGTAAACAGATCTACGCCCTTTAGTTTTGCTTGATCTCTGACAGTATCTAAGTATGCTTTCATACTGCATATATGGAGCAACATAAAGTAAGATGTCAAGGGCAGTGTAGGGGAATGTACTTCTGCCCATGACATTGTTGTTAATCCTCCTCTGTTAGTTGACTTAGGTTTTGCCCAGTGCCTACACACTCAGGACAATCAATTTGATCGACGTCAATATAACCAACGTCACGATCAAAACTCATAGGTACATTGACCTCATGCTCAACATACCCCCAACCATCACAGTTGGGGCAAAAGATTTCTTCTTTCTTTTTCTGCTCAAGAGGTTCCCAGAAAACCTTTTTGAATATGTCATTCAACATGTGATCCATTGCATCAATATGGGACTTCATCTTGTAACTCCTCCAAGCTTTCTTGATAGCGTTCTTCCCAAGCAGCTATTGCTCTGCGTTCAAACTTATCCGCATCGAATCTTGGGTTCATGCGCTTAAGTTTTTGCGATAGTTCTTTGATGTTAGTAGGCCAATGTAAGAAAGGTGCTATCTCATCAGCAACAAATTCAAAGTCTTGTATAGTCCAACGTGCCATTTGTTTTCTCCTGTTTGGTTGGCATTACAACAATGAGTTTATCATCAAGCCATTGTTTGTTTTCTTTTGTGTTGCCCATTTCTTTTAGGCATTTTTCTTTCAAAAGTTTTTCTAATTCATTCATTCTCTTTCTCCCATTCTTTGTGGAACTCTCTCCAAACTTTTATCTTTGCTTTTCTAATTGCAATGAAGTCGAATAAATAAATATCCTCAATGTTATCCCAAGTATCAAAGAGTTCAGTCACAGCATCATACAAATTACGATAAGCTTTCTCTTGTTTTTTGTTCATTAGTATTCTCCTTTGTTTCTACCCATAAATTAAATATTGTGTATATTACTTCACGGTATGGTTCTTGTTCACCATTGAATTGATCGATGGATAAAGAGCCAACCACCTCTGCAAGATGGTTGAACTCTTCCTTGGTAAATGCGTAAAGCACTAGTCCATCCTCGTAATAAAGTAATCATTCTCTTCTACTCTTGGCAAAGCAATAATTGCGTATGGAAAATACCAAACCAATCCAACAGGTGTGTCATGTGATGCAAGCCATTCCATATCTTCATCCTCTTCGTATTCTGATATGAGCATCCCATCTTTAAGCTTTGATCCAAACCTATACAGTTTACCGAATCCGTATTGGTCTTC